CCGGGCAGGCCTTTCATGAGAATGTCGGCAAACCGTTCAACAGCACCTGCGATGCGCGGGAGAAACAACTCATCGAGCTTGAAGTCGAAAGCGCCACTGCGCAGGCTATTGATGACCGCGCCCATAGCAGCGGCGAAACGTTTCTTGAACACGGCATCCATTGCGACGAGGTCGCTGTCGAACCCCTTTTCGCCCATCTCTCGAAGCAGCGCCTCGAAATCGAGCTGCTGGAACCCACTCTCCACAAACCGATGCACACTCTCGGCCACGAGCTTCGTGCTCTCCGGATCGCCGATCCCGAGCGCGCCAGTGATCGATGAGGTGAGCTTCTTCTTCAGAGCCGTTGGATTGCCGAACGCCTTTTCGTCGCTCAGAATCGGCAATAGGACTTCGTCGAGTCCGAGATCCTCCGAGTCGACACCGAGTTCCGTCGCGACCATGTCCGACAGCGACTCTGCACCCTGCTGCCCGCCAAGCTGAAACGTGTCGACCCGCTTCTTGAACTTGTCGAGCTTGATCCCGTATTTCTCAAGCTGGGCCAAGGCCTGCGGCGTCGGCGCTGCAGCGTTGATCATCGACGTCCTGAGCGCCGTGCCACCCTTCTCGGCCTTGAATCCAGCATCGGCCAGGATGCCGAGGAACCCGGCCAGCCGACGCACATCCATGCCCACCATTCGGGCGATCGGGGCGGTCTTATAGAGACCCGCCAGGAACCCCATATAGTCCTGGGAATAGGAGGTGTTTGCGGCAGCGAGGACATTGTTCAGATAGTGGAAATTCTTGGCCGTCAGCTCCATGCCAAGGCCGAGCGCCACGTCCGTCACACCCATTCCGATGGTCTTGATCGACTCGCCCGTGGCCAGCGCGCCCTGCACCGTCGCCTCGAGCACGCTATTGACCTGCTCCATGGTCATGCCGGCCATCGCCAGCTCGGATGCGCCTTTTGCGATCTCGGCCGATGTCGCCGGGTAGCGCTTCGCAAGGTCGACGACGAGATCCCGATGCGGCTTGAAGGCCTGTTCATCCGTGATGTTAAGCACCGCCTGCGTGCGGTTCATCGCCTTCTGATACTCGTATTCTGTCCGCAGAAACCCGAGCGCGCCGCCTGTTGCCCCCAGGCCCGCATAGGCGCCGTGCCCACCGCCAACGGTGCGTAGAGCCCGCATCGAGCGCGCCGAGTCCCGCACGCCGGTCATTGTCGTCGTGATGCCCCGCGACGCGACGCCCGACTGGGCGCCGATCGCGCCGAGCGCGCCGCCGATGCGGCGCAGCGTGCTGGTGGCGCCGGCGTCGACAATGACGACGCGCCCGCGCAGGTCCATCGGTCCGGAAGCCACGGCTCAGGATTTCCTTCTCTGCCGGTCGATGCGCTCGACGAGCCGCGCCGCGCCCGCGACGTGCCCCATCAGGACGTCGAGCGGCTTGGCCAGGAACACGTCGGGGTCCTGCTTGAACAGATGCGCGAGGTCGTAGGCGATATCGACGATGCTTTCCGGCGACGCCTCGCCTAGCGCAGAAAAAAACGCACGATCGCCCCGTTGCAGGCATCCGCATCGTGGATGCTCATGGCGTCGATCGTCGACGGCGGAATGGGCGGGGTGGAGAGCGCCACGATGTACTTGGCGGCGATCGCCGCGTTGATCTCGATGCTCTCGACCCGGCCGGTGTCCGGGTTGATGATCTGCCGGATCGGGTAGCCGTACTTGCGCAGGTCGGCGCCAGAGGGCTTGCGGAAGCGCAAGACGCGCACCGTCTCGTTGTGCGCCGTGTACGCGCGTGACAACTCGACCGTCTCGAACTCGTCCTCCACCGGCGCACCCGTTGCTGCGGCAACGGCCGCCGGGGACGCCTGCGGCGCGTTGATGGCCGCGACAACGGCCTCCGCCGGCGGCGGCGCGTAGCCCTGCGGTGCGCGCGGGGGCTGCGCCTGATACCCCTGCGGCGCCGGCCTCATGACCGGCTGCGGATCCCAGCTGTCGTGCGCCGGCGGCGGCGGCGGCGCGTACTCCTGTCCGCCGCCCGTGAAGCGATTGTCCCTGTGGTCGTGCGTCATGGAATTCCCCCTTTGGTGTGTGAAGCGGCGCGCCACCCGACGCGCCGGGCCGAGGCCGGTTAGGCTGCGGCCTGCGTCAGCAGGTCGATCTTGAGGAACTCGAGCTTGAGCGGGATCGAGCCTTCCTCGGTGTCGATCTCGGAGACGCCGGCGCGCCAGCCGGAGACGCCGACCCACACCTGCCCGTTGGCGAGCTCGGCCGTGGCCGTGATGTCGTCGGCGCCGTCGAGCACGCGCGGATCGAAGGAGCGGCCGTTGGTGACGTCGCCCTCCATGAAGGGCACCTTCGGCATCTCCTTGTAGCCGTGCACGCCGTCCTGGCCGGCGATTCCCTCCTTCTCGGTCGGCGTCGGCACGACCTTCCACTTGCCGCGGATCTCGAGCTGCTGCGTGCCGGCCGGGCTCGTCACCTTGACGTAGACGATGCCCGCAATTCTCTGGCTGGCCATGTCTGGCTACCCCTTTCCTGATCGTGGGTTAGATGACGGGGACGGACTGCTGCCCGAGATCGGGCGCGTACTGCAGCCGGAACTGCGCGACCACCGCGAGCACGTCGAGCTGGTTCACGAAGTCCGGCGCGTAGAGCACGTTCACCCGGTCCGGGTTGTCGGCGTCGCGCTCGACGATGGTGTTGCGCATCGCCTGCTCGGCGTTCTCGAGCAGGCCGAGCCACTCCATGTCCCGATAGTGGGCGTAGATCTCGCCCTTGATGCCGGACGGCGTGGTGATCGCCTGGCCCGGGCCGAAGCGCGTGCCGTCGTTGGCGATCTTGTGGCGCGGGAAGCGCTGCACCAGGCGCAGGCGCTGCGAGCGCATGACGTAGGCGTAGGTCGCCTTGGTGTTGACCTTGAGCAGCGCGTTGTCCTCGAGCCCGTACGGGTTGCGCTGGTAGTGCGTGATCACCTGCTGGATCTGCATCGTGCCGTCCGGATTCTCGTCCGCGACGGTGATGCCGTCGAACAGGAGGGCGTTCTTCTCCGCCTTCGTGAAGCGGTCGGCCTCCGCCGGCGCCAGCACGCCGGGCAGCGGCAGCGTGCCGAGCGGCCGCGCCGGGTCCTCCATGAGCGCCCGGTTGGCAACGCCGCCGAGGACGGCCGCGCGCTCCCAGGGCGGCGTCGGCGAGCCCTTGAGACCCCAGGTGGTCTGGGAATCGCCGTTGCGCAGGTCGCCGAACGTCGACAGGTCGCCGAACGAACCGTTTCGGGCGCTCCAGACGTGGCCGTAGAGCTGACGCTGCCAGCCCCAACGGCCGTCGTCGCCATGGCCCCACTCGGCGTCGAAGGCGTTGAGGGAATCGCTGTCCGTCCAGCAGTGGATGATGGTCTCGAACTCCTGGTCGCCGAGCGCGGCGAAGGCGGCGGACAGATCCGGCACGCCCGTGCCGCCCGCCATCGCCGTGATGGTGAGACCGACACCGGTGGGCAGAACCTCGGTGCCGAGGGCGCCGAGGTAGTTGACGCGGATGTCGATATCGTTCCCCGTCACGCCCTTCCAGCGGCAGGTGAGCGCGACCGTATCGTCGTTCTCGTCATCGACGACGGCGGCCGTCACCGGCAGATCGCCGGCTGCATTCACGGCGGCGGCGATCGCGGTGGCGATCTCGCTCACCGTGTCGCCCGCAGCGACGCCGATCGCGAGCTTCTGCCCTGCAATGTAGAGGTAGAGCGTGCCGGCGGCGCTGGCGCCCGCGGTGACCTCGATCGAGCCCGCCGCCTTGTTGCCGCCCGTCGGTTCCGGCACGTCGATGAACCACGCATCGTCGAAGCCGTTGGCTTTGCGCAGCGCGACCAACTGACGGTCGAGCATCGACCCGCGTCCGGTCAGCGTGCGCACCGAGGCGGCACTGCCGGCGCGCTGCAGCGTGTTGTCGACCACCGTGCCCGTCCCGTGGCCGAGCACCAGGATGCGGCGGTTGTTCGAGAACGTGCCCGCGCGCGAGGGGTCCATCTCCGCCCAGTAGAGGCGGATCCGGAGATTGTCCGGGATGTGGTTGAAGCTGACGGGCATCGGTTAGCTCTCCTTTTTCGCAGAGGCCTTGGCCGGCTTGGCCACGACCGGCGCCTTGGTGCTGATCGTGACGTCGCCGGCGGCCTCGAGCCGCCGGTAGGCCGTGGCGTCCTCGCGCCAGCAGCCCTGCACGGGCAGCCGTTCGGCGGGTTTGAGCGGGTCGCGCGGGGACAATCCCTTCCGCGGCGTGACGTAGATCCGCATGGGTGGCTTCCTTCGGTTGTGAGGTGGCGGTTAGTCGGTGGGCAGGGCGATCTCGGCGCCGAGACCGGGCGTGCCGGGATTTTCGTCGTCACCGGGTACGGCGCCGATGCCGGTATCGATGGCGATGGTTTCGAGGTCGGGCAGCGTGACCGCCGACGGCTCCCACGTCGTGCGGTAGAGCACGTCGATCTGGATCTGCCGGCGGTAGACGATCACGGCGCCTTCGGGGCTTTTCTCGGTGATCTGGCGCACGCCGCCGATGCCCTCGACGGCGTCGTGCCACTCCCACGGGTTGACCGCGAGCGCCTGCATGACGTGCTCGCTGTGCTGCGCCAGCTTCGCCATCAGCGCCGCGCCCGTTGCGCCGCGGTCGATCACGTCGATCACCAG